TACGTCTACTACTTCTTTTCCCCTTTTTAGGGCGTCAGAAATGTAAGGATACTTTTTCTTCCAAACATATAAAGTTGCTCTCCTAATACCCATGTTATGTGCTATCTGTTCATCAGTTAACCCATCTCTTGCCCATGCTTGTAATAACAATATGTTATCAGGCTCTAACCATTTTTCATATTTCCCTTTTGCCATTACAGCACGCTCCTTTCTTTTTTTTACTTTAAACTGGTCGAATTCAACCAGTTTTACGATTTGCAACAAAAAAGGCGCCTACATATTGGCGCCCTCTTAGGTCTCATTTCACAACTACACTATATCACAGATGGAGTGTGTTATTCTATGTCATCTTTTGAATTTGCTGTTGCATAAGCTTCTAACGCTTGTCGGTGGTAGCGGTGCATTTGTTTCCAGGAATAGCCTAAGTTAACGCACACAATTTCCCACGTATTTTTAGCTACGTAATAGTCAATCAATAAAGCACGATGTATATAATCATCCACCCTATCTATCTTAGCTCTAATGACTGTACGTGTATCAATGAGTTCATCCCAACGTTCATCACTTCTTTTCTTGCATTCATATAGTCGTTCCAATTTATCAACAAAACTTACTGACTTACCTCCAACTATCTTATCTGTGACATAGTTAGTAGCGTGGATGCTATATATATCCGCACGTAGTTTATCTTGCTCTTTCTCCAGAGCTTTTAGCTCCATATCTAACCGACGTATAGACCTAAGTTCTTCTTTAGCTTCTGTTATAGTCATAGTACTATACTTCCTTATTCATTGTGCCAATCAATTCATTTAAAAACCATACCGATTTTTGATAATCTTCTTTTATCTTGGATGGGTCTTTCTTTCCGGCTCTAAATTGATACTTTAAGGCGTTACCCTTGCACCAGCCTTTATATTCTTCCGGGGTTAGGGTTGCTCGTACTACATCTTTAGATTCCATTCCATTAGCCAGTTTATAGTGTGGCGGATGATTAACCATATCGGTCATATCAATCTCCTCCGTTCAAAAGCTTTTTAAATCCAGAGCTTTGTTTAAAATGTATTCGATTTACCGCCGGATACATTTTTAGTTCATGCGTATATGGGTCACAACGCTTACGTGAGCCATACGTTCTTTTTTCAAAAGTACCAAAATTCCGGATTCGAATTTTATTACCTTTGGAAAGTTCTTCTTTAGAAATATCTATTAACGCATTTAGCACCTCTACAATTTTTATCATAGGTAAATCAATGTCTTTTTGTTTAATTAAATTCGCAATATCACTCTTTAATAAAGTTCTCATTTAATTTCTCCTTAATCATTAACTTAACAGCTTCTAACATCACATTTTGTCCTGTTGCTTTAGTTTGCAACGCTTTGACAATGCGCTCGTCAATAGTATGCTCGGTCACCAAATGATGTATAATAACAGGTTTTGTTTGACCTTGTCGATACAATCTAGCATTAGCTTGTTGGTACTGTTCTAAACTCCATGTCAAACCAAACCACACGATTGTATGTCCGCCAGCTTGTATGTTCAATCCATATCCTGCACTCGCCGGATGCGCTAATAGGATAGGTAT